ATATCCCATCTAAAACAATGCGTGTTCGCAGATTGCGTGATGGATTTATTCAATTGCTTTACGGAAAGGCAGTATACTTCCGTAACTTTGGAGATCAAGAAACTCCAAATCCAATTGATGGTGGATTAGAAAGACCAAATGAAATTATTCATTTAAAAAAGTATACACCAATGAATAACTATTATGGAATACCAGATATCATTGCAGCTCAGACAGCAATGGCTGGAAATGAATTTTCTGGAAAATATAACTTAGACTACTTTGAAAATAAAGCGGTCCCAAGATATATAATTACAGTAAAGGGAGCAAAGCTATCTCCAGAGTCAGAAAGAAAGCTTCTTGAGTTTTTCCAAGTTGGACTAAAAGGTAAAAATCACAGATCCCTGTATGTCCCCCTACCCCCAGACACCTCGGACTCTAAGGTTGAATTTAAGATGGAGCCAATTGAAGCTGGAAATCAAGAAGGCTCATTTGAAAAATATCGCAAATCAAATAGAGATGAAATACTATTAGCACACAGAGTTCCAATTAATAAAATTGGTGTCCCAGAAGGAATAAGCTTGGCTTCTGCTAGAGACGCAGACAAGACATTTAAAGAGCAGGTATGCAGACCAGCCCAAGATATTCTAGAAAAGAAAATCAACAGAATAATATTAGAAAAAACAGATGCGTTATTGCTTAAGTTTAACGAATTAACTTTAACCGATGAAGATACCCAGTCTAAGATTGACGAAAGATATTTAAGAATGCAGGTAATCACTCCAAATGAAGTAAGAATTAGAAAAGGAATGATTCCTATGGATGGCGGAGACGAGGTTGTAGAATTAAAGCCACAGGCTGCAGCAGAACAAAGAGCCCAGGCTGGAAACTCAAGACAAAGAACCCAGGAAAGATCCTCTAATTCCCCCGATATTTCTGGGGAGGCCAGAAATCCAAAAGGTGAAGGAAGAACGACTGCCTAATTATTAGGCAACTAGTTATTTGCATTTTTAGGAATACAAAGATAAAATTGAGCATATGAATATTGAAAAATCTTTGTGGTCCAGTCATGGCGACGATATAAGTCTATCGGTTCCTTTTACAAAAGTTAACCGTGAGAAAAGAACTGTTTCAGGCTTTGCTACACTAGACAATGTTGATCAAACAGGCGATGTAGTAACAGCAGAAGCAAGTCTTGGAGCATTTGAAAATTTCCGTGGCAACATACGTGAGATGCACGGATCAAATGCAGTTGGCAAAATGGTTTCTTTTAAGCCAGAGACATACTACGATGCAAAAAGCGGAGAGTTCTACAATGGAGTTTATGTAGACGCATACATCTCAAAGGGCGCACAAGATACTTGGGAAAAAGTTTTAGATGGAACATTAACTGGATTTTCAATTGGCGGAAAAATTATTGATTCAGAAAATGAAGTAAACAAATCAACAGGACAGCCAGTCCGTTTTATTAAGCAGTACGCACTCATGGAATTGTCAGTCGTAGACTCCCCAGCAAATGAACTTTGCAACATCTTGTCTATTCAAAAAATGAATGGACAATTAATGTTTAAAGGAATAGCTGCGGAAACCGTAACAGAAAATATATTTTACTGTGAGGAAAGCGACTCTGTTTTTATGTCAACAGAACAATCTTACGACTCTCCAGCAACTGGTAAGCCAGCTGTTTTAATTGGATGGGTAGAAAGTAAAGACATAAACAAAGCAAAAGAAATAGAAAAGATTCTTGCTTCATTCAAGAAGTCAAGATTTACGTTGCCTGAAATACAAACAATTGCAAAACAGGCAAACGCAGAAGGAGGTAATGAAGTGTCAGAAAACATAGAAACAGCAGTAGTCGAAGAGACTGCTCCAGTAGAAGTTTCAACTCCTGCAGAAGATGTAGTGGTTGAAGAGACTGTTACAAAAAATGTAGTAGCAGATGCTTCTGCCGAAACCGTTGAAAAAGCATCAGACGTCTCAGAGGTCGTTGTTGATGAACCTGATTTTGCAAAAATGTTAGGTGACTTAAAAGGCTTTTTCTCAGATACTCTAAGCAAGGCTTCAGAAGTAAATGCTGCACAGGTTTCAACTATTAAAGAAACAGTTGAATCTTTTAGCAAGAGCGTAGAAGCGCAAATCTCAGAGTTGGCAGACAAACACACAGAACTCAGCAAGACAGTTGAGAATATCAAGAACACGATTGATACTGTAGAAAAGCGTGTCGACGCAGTAGAATCAGAGACTGCAATCAAGAAGTCCTCAGACCTTGGCGGGTCACAGGATGTAGTAGTACAAAAATCAAAATGGAACGGTTCTTTCCTCGGTTCCGTAAACGAACTATTTAAGTAAAGGGTAGGTGAAATAATATAATGAGCAATGAATTATTAGAAAAGGCCGTAGCTGCTGATACAACAGTTACAGGTACTTTCGCATCAGCAACTGGTGGAGAAGGCATTCACACTGCGTCTGAAAATGGCAACGGTGGTCTTCTTAACCCAGAACAATCAGCCCGCTTTCTAGATTATATGTTCGACGCAACCGTAATTGGTAAAGTCGCACGTACAGTAAGAATGAAGTCTGATACAACTGAAATTGATCGCATGGGCGTAGGCGAAAAGCTTATGAAGCTTGCGACAGAAGGAGATAACACTAACAGCGCAAACGCTGCAGTGACATTCTCAAAGATTTCTTTGACAACAAAGAAGCTACGTCTAGATTGGGAACTATCAACAGAGTCTCTAGAAGACAATATTGAGGGTGCAGATCTAGAAGATCACATTGCCCGCTTGATGGCAACACAGGCAGGTAACGACATTGAAGATGTAGTCCTAAACGGAGATACATCACTATCATCAGATCAGCTTTACAAGGCATTTGATGGTGTAGTAAAGAAGGCTAAGGCAAACGCTCACGTAGTTGACGCTGGCGGAGCTGCAATTTCTCGTGCTGTATTTAACAGCGCATTGAAGGCACTCCCACGTAAGTACAAGCAACGCCGTACAGACCTTCGCTTCCTAGCAGGATCAAACCTGATTCAGGATTACTTATACTCAACATCACAAAACATTCAGAACGTCAACCCACAGGATATTGCTTCAGGCATCATCCGTGGAGAAGTTGCACCTGTTTCAGGTCCAGCAGGATACGTTGCGCCATACGCATTCGGTATTCCAATCGTTGAAGTTCCTCTACTTTCAGAGACACAGAATGGCTCATACTCAGCAGCATCAGGATCACACGGTGACGTGCACTTGACATTCCCAAATAACGTAGTTATTGGTATCAAGCGTGACGTAACAGTTTACCGATTCTTCTGGCCAAAGAAGGACTCAATCGAGTACACAATGTATACTCGTGTTGGCGTTCAAATTGAGCAGGCAGACGCTTGGGTAGTTGTAAAGAACGTTAAGGTTGCTTCTTAATTAAGAATTAACCAACAAAAGGCCCCCAATTAATTTTGGGGGCTTTTCATTTGAATTTAGTAATGATATAATTAAACAACCTAGACTAAGGAGAATATATGTCATTTGAGACATTAAAATTAGCTGAGATTAAGAAGATCGCCGAAGACTTTGGCGTAGATATAAATAGCCTAAAGAGTAAGACAGATATAATTGCAGCACTGTCAGAAGAAGGGGTAAGCTGGTCAGTTTATTCTAAGACAATAAAAGACGTAGACGATGCAAAAGAAGAAATTGAAGTTTTACCAAAATTTGATCCCAAGAAAGCTCAAGACAAAGATTTGGTTTTAGTTAGAATGACAAGAGCAAATTTTAGATACGATACAATGGGATTTACATTCACAGACCAGCATCCATTTGTAGCAATGTCAGAAGAAGCAGCACAAGAAATTTTTGATAAGGAGGAAGGTTTTAGATTAGCCACACCAAAGGAAGCACAAGACTTCTATAACTAATTTAAACCTTTAATATGGCAGAGATCCACATAAATACAAACTCGTCAGTATCTACTAAAATTATATACGGCGGAGAAGTCATTAATGCAGACGGAGACCTTGTAATGGCAACCGTTTATGACATAACAGAAGATCCTGCACTGGAGGTTCCTGTAAATCCAGAAACTCCCATATTTTCCTCAGAGGCTATAAAAATAGAAACTGATAACGGGTCATATAAGATAAACATCCCATACCATCAAACATCAAGATTGAAAAATCTAAAGATTAGATGGGGATATAACATTAACGGTAGCGCACAGCAACATTTTTCTACTGTGGATATTGTTCAGCCATATTGCTCATTAGCGGAAGCAATAGAAGATTTAAATTTTGGAACAGACCCATCTGACCCAAACTATAAAACATATCATGAGCTAGTCATGGCAGAAAAATATGCAAGAAAGATAATTGATGATTTTACTGGACAAAAGTTTAGCTTATATGATGACGTACATACAATTTATGGGTCAGGCTCTGATGTTTTGCCACTGCCTTATAAATTAAATACCCTTCATGAGCTTTATGTAAATGACATAATGCTTCTTGACAATACCCAAGAAATAAACAATTGGGGTAGGTCAGTGCGTATATCTGAAACTGGATTCGGGCTAAGAGTAAATAGAGCAGATGAATTAGATAACAGCGTTTACTCTGCCAACGGAATGGTGCCACCAAGCATTAATGATATTGGTGGCGGATCATTCATAAAAGATTACGCATACCGTGTTCAGGGAAGATTTGGTTGGAGCGAGGTTCCAGATGAAGTTGAGCAGGCGTGTATACAACTAATGGGACATTTTTTTGATAAAGATAGAATATGGAAAGATCAATATATGAAATCTATATCTACTTTTGACTGGAAGTTTGAGTATACCTCAAATATAAATAGCGGTACTGGCTGCGCCTATGCGGACAAGCTGCTATCTCCATATGTTTTAAATCAAATGGTTGTGATATAAGTGTATTCCCTCATAGACTCAATATTGTCTATGAAAATGGACGTTTATAGGCAAACGGATAATCAAGACCCAAATACTGGTGCAATAGTAAAAGAATGGAATTACTATAAAACAGTAGATTGCCATGCAAAGGGAATGATAACAAACTCTTCCACAATTAGATCAAGCGACAATCAAACATTTAATAACAGATATGTTAATGAGCAAAACATACAAATAAGAACAGCAGAACGTATAACCTCAAGAGAAAAAATTACAAATATTAGAGATAGCAAGAATAACGTTATCTGGACAGAAATTAATTTCCCTACAGAGACTCCAACTGTTTTTGAGATAATAGGAACCACCCCAATTACAGACCCATTTGGAAATATAATAGGATACAACTCTGCGGTAAAGAGATCGGAGAACCAGCAAATTGGACTCTAGCGTAGCTTTATTACAAGCAGCATCTGGCCTAGAAAGATTAATGGTAGGGCAGTCTCAAAATGCTGCAATTAAAGATAGCAACGTCGCACAGATATCTGCAGCCTTATATTACGAGGCAAATGTCATTGCTAAATTTAATAAAAGCAAGAAGTTTAAAAAAGCATTTAAGCAAACAATCTTTACTCAGATAAATAAAGATTTTGGAGACCATAT